CCGCCGCAACCCGCCAGATGGGCGATGCAGTTACCTCCTTGGGCCATAAGGAGCGGGGCGTCCTGGGCCTGGTGGGCCGCCTGCGCCAGGTGGACCAGTTTGCGCGCCGGGCCACCCAGGGCCTGGCCAACGCTGCCCGCGAGGCCGGGCGGCTGGGCCGGGGCGTGGTCCAGGCCGGTGCGGCCCTGGCCGCAGGCGGCTACGTGGCGGGCCGGGCCCTGGCCAAGCCCGTGGCCTTTGAACACCGCCTGGCGCAGATGTCCAACACCGCCTTTGCAGAGGAGGGCGTGGCAGGCCGCCGCGCGGGCATGGGCAAGCTGCGCGAGGCCGTGGACCTGGCCGTGCGCCAGGGCGGCGGCACGCGCGACGAGGCGGCCGAGGCCCTGGACAAGATGCTGGCCAGCGGTGCCATCAAGACGAATGACGCCATGCGCCTGCTGCCCGTGCTCCAGAAGTTCGCCACGGCCAGCGGCGCGGGCACGGGCGACCTGTCCGACATAGCCATACGCGGCATCCAGCAGGGCTTCTTCAAGCCCGAGCAGGTGGGCCAGGCCCTGGACAAGGCCCTGGTGGCCGGGCAGATGGGCGGCTTTGAGCTGAAGGACATGGCCCGCTGGCTGCCGCAGATGATGGCCAACGCGGCGGGCATGAAAAGCATGCCCGGCTTTGAGCGCATCCTGGCCAGCGCCCAGGCCAGCGCCATCACGGCGGGCAGCAAGGACCAGGCGGGCAACAACCTGGTCAACCTGCTGCAAAAGCTGAACAGCCAGGACACGGCCCAGGACTTCAAAAAGCAGGGCATCGACCTTTCCGGCACCCTGGCCGCCGCGCGGGAAAAGGGCATGCTGCCGCTGGACGCCTTTGTCCAGCTCCTCGACACGCAGGTGGTGGGCAAGGACAAGAAATTCCAGGCGCTGAAGGCGCGGGCCGCCACGGCCCAGGGCGGCGAAAAGGCCGAGACCCTGGGGGCCATGGCCGACATCCTCCAGGCCTCGGCCATCGGCAAGGTGGTGCAGGATCGCCAGGCCATGCTGGCTCTGGTGGCTGAAATGACCCAGCGCGGCTACATTCAGGATGTGCTGGGCGGTATGGGCAAGGCCGCAGGAGCTGGCAAAACCAGCTATGACGTTGTCGCTGGCACCACGGATTTCAAGCTTCAGCAGGCCATGAACGAGAAGGACATGGCCGCTTCCCGCGTGCTGGACAACGTGTCCGGCCCGCTGGGAAACGTGGCCACCAAGGCCGCCAGCCTGGCCCGCGAATTTCCCGGCCTGACCACCGCAGCCTTTGCTTCCGCCACGGCTCTTTCCGCTCTGGCCGCGTCCGCTGGTGTTCTGGCCGGGGGCCGCATGCTCTTTGGCGGGGGGGGTGCGGCCACAATCGGTGCGGGCGCTTCCGGGGCCGCTGGCGCAGCCGGTGCCGCGCTGGGCCGGGGCAAGGTGCTGGGCCGGTTCATGGGCGGCCTTGGCCGCCGCGCTGGCGTGTTGGCCGCCCTGGGCTTCAGCGCCGTGGATGCCATCGGCACCGAGATGGACAGCGGCCTTTCGCGCAACGAGAAGAACGCCGCCCACATGGGTACCGCCGGGGGCGCTACTGGCGCGTGGGCGGGTGCCGCAATGGGTGCCAAGGCAGGCGCGGCCATCGGCACAGCCTTTGCGCCCGGCCTGGGCACGGCCATTGGCGGCATCGGCGGCGGGCTTGTCGGTGGTGCCCTCGGCTATTGGGGTGGCCACAGCCTGGGCAAGAAAGCGGGCGAGGTGCTGTTCGGCGGGAATGAAACCGTGGTGCGCAACGAGATCAAGCTCATTGCCGATGGCCGCGAGCTGGCGGCCGTGGTCAACGAGGTCAACAGCCGCCAGGCGCAAAGGCACTAGGGGGCGGTTATGGCCTGGAAAGATACACTGCTGCCCGCCAGCTTCCGGGGCGTGGGCTTTGAGGTGCTGCGCACCCGCGACCATGGCGAACGCGCCGTGGTGGAGCACGAGTACCCCTACCGCGACGGCTCCGAGGTGGAGGACATGGGCCGCAAGGCCCGGCGCATCAGCATCACCGCCGTTGTGTGGGGCCCCGCGTATGAGGCCGCGCTGGAAAAGCTGGGCAAAGCCCTGGATGAACGCGGCCCTGGTGAGCTGGTGCATCCGGTGTTCGGCCCGGTGCGCGCCCAGGTCATTAGCTGGGACATCCCGCACGAGGCCGAGCGCCCGAACTACGCCGAGGTGGCCCTGGAGTTTGTGGTGGCCGGGGCGGACAACCCGTTCTTTTCCCGCGCCTGGCCCAAGGTAGACGCCAAGGCCGACACCGCCCGCGCCGGGGCAACCGGTGTGCTGGCGCAGGCCGTGGCCAAGAGCAAGAACGTGGGCGCCATGGTGCGCGCGGGGTTGAGCAGCCTGGCCGGGCTCAAGAGCGAGGCCAGCGGCGTTGTCACCAGCGGCAGCAGCATCCTCACCGGCCCGGCATCCTGGGCGGCGGACGCGGCCAGCCTGGTGCGGGGGATTGTGGATTTGCGGTCCTTCAGCTCCAACTCGCTCCTGCCGGATTTCCAGGGCGTCCTGGCCTCGTTGACCTCGGTAATCCTGCTGCCTTCCAGTTCTAGCGGCTCAAGTTCAGGCGGCGGGCAATTCTCTTGGGCCCAGGCCACGGCCACACCTGAAGCAATGACAACGGCGACGACAACGGCACCGGCCCAAGGCCCGGAACTGGACACCGCCGCCGCCCACGTGCTGGCCGAAACCGCCCTGGGCGTGGCCGAGGCCGCGCAGATCGTGCTGGAGTCCGAGGCTGTCACCCCCACCCTCACCCCGACAGAGGTGGAGAGCGTGGCGGCCAGCTCGCGCGAGCTGCTGCAACAAAGCATCGACACTTACCGCGAGCTGTACCCGGTGGAACAGGCCCGCCCCGTCACCGAGCCCCTGAAGGACGTTGCCCTGGCCGTGCAGGAATCCGCCGCCGCCGTCCTTGAGGCCCGGCCGCCCCTGGTCACGCACACCGTGGCCGCGCCCGCTTGCCTGCGGCTCGTTGCCCACCAGCTGTATGGCGACCACACCCGCGCCCTGGAGCTGTACCGGTTAAACACCCCGCGCGACCCGAACTTTCTAACGCCCGGCCAGGAGTTGAAGGTCTATGCCAGCTGAAGCCGCGCCCGACACCGTGGGCCTGGTCGTGGGCCTAGTCATCGACGGGCACGAGCACAGGGATTGGGAACGCTGCGAGGTGGACTCGGATCTGCTCACCCCGGCCGACGGCTGGCGCATGAGCATCGGCTTGCCTGAAAACCAGGGCCGCGCGGCCGTGCCTGCCTACGTGCGCCGCTGGGCCCCGGCCACCCTTACCCTGGGCGGCCAGGTCATCATGCGCGGCCGCATCGACTCCGTGGAATCCGACGTGGGCAAGGCCGAGCACACCCTGTCCATTACCGGGCGCGACCTGGCCGCCGTGCTGGTGGACTGCTCGGCCCCGGTATTCACCGCGCGGCAGTGCAGCCTGGACGAGATCGTGGCCAAGATGGTGCGGCCCTTGGGCGTCACAAATATCCGGGTGGACGCCGGGCCTTCCAATCGTTTGGGCCTGCACGACAAGATTTCCGTGGACCCCGGCATGACCGCCTGGGACGCGCTCCAGCGCGTGTGTGAGCAGAACGGCTGCTGGCCGTACTTCGCGCCGGACGGGACGTTGGTCATCGGCGGGCCGGACTACTCCGACGCCACCAACCCGGCCGTGGGCCAGCTCATTATGCGCTGGGACGGCAAGGGCAACAACGTGCTGCGCCTGTCCGAGAAAAAGGACATTCAGGAATACTACAGCCAGGTCACAGTGCTGGGCCAGGCCCACGGCTCGGAGCATACAGCCGGGGAGCACAACATACGCGCCACGGCCAAGGACAGCGCGGCGGATTTTCATAGGCCCAAGATCGTGGTGGAGGCGGACTGCGAGAACGTGGGCCATGCCCAGCGCCGGGCGCGCAAGATCGTGGCGGACGGCAAGCTGGCCGCCTACGAGATCCACGCCCGCGTGCGCGGGTACCGTGTGCTTGGCGCGGCAGGTATTGGCGGCGCTCCCCTGTGGACGCCCGGCCAGCGGGTGCGCGTGCTCTCCGAGCCCCACGGCATCAACGACATGTTCTACCTCATGCGCCGCACCTTCCTGTGCGGCCGGGGCGAAGGCCAGGTCACGGAGCTGACGCTCAAGCCGGACGGCCTGTGGCAGCCGGACGTGGGCCACCACAAGCGGCACAAGTACAAGGCCAAGGCGGGTGCGGGGGGGATTGTCGACCTATGATACGCGACGTCATGCGCTACGTGGAGCGGCGGCTGGCGGGCATCCGTCTGGCCTACCGCGCCCGGCTTTCCACCCTGGGCAAGGGCGCGGCCATGCAGCTGGTCCAGGCCGAGGCGCTGTCTGGCGAGACCTTGCAGGCGGCGGAGCTGGCCCAGCACTTCGGCTTCACCAGCGGCCCCCCGGCGGGCACGCAGCTCATCGTGCTGCCCCTGGGCGGCAGCACTGCGCACAGCGTTATCATCGCCACGGAGAACGGGGCGTACCGGGTGGACGTGGCCTCGGGCGAGGCCTGCATCTACAGCCAGTGGGGCGACAAGGTGCATCTGAAGCGGGAGCGCATCGAGGTGGAAACCAAGACGCTGCACATCAAGGCCAGCGAGCAGGTGATTTTCGAGACGCCCGCGCTTTCCATGCAGGGCGTGGGCGGCGGTGCGGCGGCGGCCACCTTCACCGGCACCCTACACACAACGGGCGCTATCACTTCCGATGGCGACCACGTGGCGGGCGGCGTCTCACTTGAGCACCACACGCACCCCGGAGACAGCGGTGGGGTAACGGGGGAGGCTAACTAATTTGTATTGTATCTGTAGTTGTACGTCTTTCCAGATTCTATGTCAGTGACAGTTCCTGTGCCGGACTTGGGCTGACTCTGATTTGTTTGCTGTTGCCTTTGTTGTTGTCTTTGAAATTGCTGCTGGTTCATTAGCTGCAACAATTGAGTTGCTTGAGCTCTATAAGATTCCAGGAGACGTGCGCCCATCTCTTGGTCATACCGATACCCGTCTTGGTCATCGTTTTGGCGAAATATGGTATGGGTTTGCTCCGAACCATTTTTGATAATAATCTTTTCTAAAGTAGATACAGAACTTGCTCCACTTGGCCATTTAGCTACAACTGGGTTAATCAAAAGATATCCTCGCTCCCTATCTTCAGAGCGCACCTTGTAAGTTACTTTTTCAGGACAAGTTCCTACGATATTTCCATTATCAATTAGTCGCGCGCCATATGGTTCGCTTTTATACAGCACTGTCATGTTTGACACACACCCAGCAACTGAGAGCAATACTAAGATTATCGCTAACGATTTCATGCTGGGACCTCCTGTCATTGTCAATGCGTACGCCGAAAAGATATCTCCCCGAAGGCATACCAAGGATTTTATATAAACTTACAATGGGCAATGTGCCCCGTCAACTCCACTGCCACCTTGAGCCTGTTCAGATTTCCGCCTTCACCTCGGCTGCCAGGGCGGCAGCACGGGGGAGGCGACATAGGCTCTTGCCAAGGACTTACTTCTTATTTGAAGGCAAATCCGTAATAAAAGTCCGAATCGAAACGTTACCCCGGACCTCATTATGACATACCATTTGTACGGGGCTATTGGGACGGATACTTTTGTCGGTAGTTTCAGCAGAAGACGAATTGGGTTGTTGGTTTTGTTGTGCGGGTGTAGCGGAAGCATCATTCTTGACGCTGGGGATTACGTCTTCGTTTTTTGGCATATTAAAAACCAATCCGTGCTGCATGTTTATACAAAGAAAGCGAACACAGCCATGAAATTGAAAGCACTTGAAAAAGTAGTGGCATGCTTATCAGTAGCCCAATGAGTCTTAGCCTTTTTCCGGTATGTTGTATAATTCCTCTTTCGCTACGAATTGAGGCGTGCACAGTTGATATATTTTCTTTTAAATATTCTAAGACCGTCTGCGTTGAAAAATATTTTAGGGCGTTGTCTCCGTCACCATCAAAACTAAACGGGAACGTTTCACCTGCCTTAACGCTTACAGTCATTGCACTGACGCAGAGCATGAACGCAAAGACTGACATTCCAATTGACGAAAGAGAAAGTAGCAGAAATATTGAATCAGGGGCGCACTTAATTAATGTGACATTCCATCTATAGAGGTCATTGATGAAATAAAGTTCGAAAGTTAGCAATGCAGAACAGAGCCAAAGATATGTTTTAATTATGTCAAGTTGTTTATTTCGCAAAACAAAAAAAGTATTTTTATACTCATCGAACGCAAATGAAAGCCAATGCTTAAGCTTTTCTTCGTTCGCCTTAGCAAAATCAATACCTGCATCAATGGGAGGTGAGGATTCTCTATCAAGCCATGCCGAGCTTTGAGGCTTCAATCCTTGTGTTCGTTTGCTCATAACCATGCCTGCCTTTGAGGAATAACCTAGCCGTTAATTGAACTCATTACAAGACGCCCACTGAACCCCTTCAGCCTGTCCTCTCCCCCAGCCGCCACTAAGGTGGCGGCATGGCGGACGCACTCCTTGATTCCATAAGCGGCGACTACGCCCTCGCTAACGGCGCGCTCATCCCAGACCCGGCGCGTGGCCTGGCCAATGCCGTGTACCTGCGGCTCAAGACGCCGCTGGGCTCTTATTGGGCGGACGCAACCCTGGGCTCGCGCCTGCATGAGCTGGTGCGGGAAAAGGACGTGGCCCGCGTGGCCATCCTGGCCAAGGCGTATTCCGAGCAGGCGCTGCAACCCCTGCTCGACGACGGGCGCGCCCTGGCCATCGCCGTGGGAACCGAGCGCTTGCATGACGGGCGGCTCGGCCTGGCCGTGCGCGTGACCGACGCGGGCGGACGCGAACACCTGTTCAACCACTACACGAGGGTGCTCTAATGCCGTTCGAGACCCCGGACCAGGCGGCCATAGCGGCAGGCATCCTGCGCGACATTTCCAATCAGCTGCCCGAGGCCGCCACGGGCGTTGACTCAGACTTTGGCGTGCGCGCCAATGCCACGGGCGGCGCTGTCGAGGGCTTGTACCAGCACCAAGTGTGGATTGCGCGCCAGACATTCCCGGACACAGCGGACACGGACATGCTGGAGAAGCACGCCAGCCTGCGCGGGCTCACCCGCAAGCGGGCCACCACGGCCATGGGCGTGGCGCGGCTGTATGGCACCCCCGGCGCGGCCGTGCCCCTGGGCACCGAAGCCAAGACCGTGAGCGGCCAGGCCCTGACCACCTCCGAGGCGGGCACCATCGGCCCGGACGGCACGGCGCAGATCCCGGTGCTGGCCAGCGCGGCCGGAGCCTCCGGCAACGTGGATTCCGGCGTGGCCCTCACCCTCACTTCCGCGCCCTCGGGCGTGCTGTCCCAGGCCGTGGTGGCTTTGGCGCTTGTGGGCGGCACGGTTGCTGAGACCGACGCCGGGCTGTTGGCTAGGCTGCTCGACGTGCTGCAAAACCCTCCTGCCGGGGGCAACAAGGCCGACTGGCGGCGCTGGGCCATGGATGTGGACGGCGTGACTGCCGCCTATGTGTTCCCGCTTCGGCGGGGCATCGGCACCGTGGATGTGTGCGTCACCTCCGGCGGCGGCCTGCCCTCGGCGGAAATCCTGGAGGCCGCGCGCCTGCACCTGGACGAGGAGCGGCCCACCGCCGTACGCAATTTCGCGGTCTTCGGCCCGGAGCTGCTGCCCGTGCCCGTCCATGCGCTGGTGCGGCTTTCCGGCCTGACCCTGGAGCAGGCGCAACCCCTCGTTGAAGCGGCGTTGAACGCCTATTTTGCGACCCTGGAACCGGGCGACTTGGTCTACCTTTCGCGCATCGAGACGGCCATCTCCGGCGTATCCGGCGTGGTGGACCGGCAGGTGACGGCCCCGGCGGCCAACGTGGGCATCACGGCCACGCAGTGGGCGCGCCTGGGCGTCGTGACCCTGGAGGTTATGCCGTGAACCACACGATGAACCATGCGACTTTGCTGAAGCTGCTGCTGCCGCCCGTGTCCTATGACCCGTCCGGCGCGGTGCTCACGGCCAGCATTGAGGCCGAGGGCGCGGCCCTGGACCGGGCGCACACGCTGGCCAGCTACGTGCTGGAGGCCATCAGCCCGGCCGGGGCGGGCGGCCTGTGGCTGGCGGATTGGGAGCGCGTGCTGGGCCTGCCGGACGGATGCGCGGGGGGCTTAAGCCAGACCATGGCCGAGCGCATCGCCGCCGCCATGGCCAAGATGCGTGAGCGCGGCGGCCAGAGCCGGGCCTACTTCATCGGCGTTGCCGCTGCCCTGGGCTACGCCATCACCATTGAGGAACACGACGCCTTCACCTGTGAGACCGCCTGCGACCAGCCCATCTACGACGAGAATTGGCGCTACGCCTGGACCGTGCGCGCGCCCGAAACCACCATCCGCGAATTTTCCTGCGACTCCTGCTGCACCGACCCCCTGGCCAGCTGGGGCAACGCGCTTCTGGAGTGCGTGCTTTCGCGCCTCAAGCCCGCGCATACGCACGTTACCTTCACTTACGGCCACAACTAACCGACGGAAACGAATCGGAGGACAGCATGCAACGAGTTAGCACCCCCACCGCCGTGGCGCAGAAGCCGCCCTATGCGATCGGCGGCGAGCCCGGCTTCTTCACCCAGGGCGACCCGGTCCAGGGCCTCCCGGCCACCGTGCCCGGCCAGGACTTCCTGAACCGCATCCAGGAAGAAATTTGCAACGTCATCCTGGCCAGTGGCAGGCCGCTCGACGGCGCGGACGACACCCAGCTGGTCAGCTCCATCATGGACATCATCGCCGCCCATGCGCCCACCATCGGCCCGGCCAGCACCACCGAGGCGGGCATCGTGGAGCGGGCCACCGCCGAGGAAGTGATCAATGGGGAGGACGCCGCGCGGTACGTCTGCCCGGCGGACCTCATGGCCGCTCTGGTGGCCGGGCTTGCAGGCGTGGCCCGCGTGGGGGCGGTGAACGCCTACACCCGTCAGCAGTATGCCGCGCTGGTCTCGCGCGTTGGGGCCAGCGGAGCCCAGGCCGTGGACCTGGACCTGCACCAGGCCCTGTTCATCACCGCCACCGGGGCGCTTACCATGTCCGACCCCGAGCACATGGCGCATGGCAAAAACTGCCTGCTCTGCCTCTACGCGGCCAGCGCCCAGACCATCAGCTGGGGCACGGCCTGGCACGCCGCGTCCGTCGCGGCTCTGCCCACCGCGCTCATTGCTGGCAAGCTGCTGCTGATCAGCGCCGTGTGTGTCACCACTCCGGCGGGCACGTACATGGTGCCCGTGGGCGTGGCCCAGGAGGCCTAGCATGCACATCACGCCGCTTTGCGGCCTGCCTCCGGTGTTGAAGCTTATCCCGATCACGCGAGGCGTCATCGGCGGCGACATGACCACCAGCGGGGGCCTTGCCGCTGCCTTTGACGGGGGCATTTCCGCGAGCGCGGTTGTCCCTGGCACCCCCGGCGTCGCCTACATTGGCAAAATCTGGCCAGGTCGGACCACCGTCCGGCGCATGCGGGCGCTCTCAAACTACTGTTTCGCCGCCGCCTCGCAGTACACGGTGATTGAGTTCACGCTCCAGGGCTCGAACGATACCACCACCATTCTGAACGGCACCTGGATGAACCTCGTCCAGACGACCTTCGCGCAAACATTCGGGACCAACCAGGCGCTCGACGTGACGAGCGGCATCGACGTCAGCAGCGGCTACCTGGCCCACCGGCTCAAGATGCGGACAGCCAACTTCGACGGTGCCAGCACGGGCCAGCTCGCGCTCCACATCGCGGAACTTGAATTGTACGAATACTCTTACATTTAGGAGGCCTCATGGCTCGCTTCAGATACCCCGCAAACGCGATCATAGACGGCCAGGCCCTGGCTGAGCCCACCGTGCTGGACCCGTGCCGCGTCACCATCGACGGCATTACGCATGGCCCGGAGATTTGCGAGCTGTGGACGCCGGAGGCGCTGGCGGCGCTTGGCATCATTCGTGTTGTGGAGGACGCCCTGCCCGTGGACGCCACCGGCTGGCCGTACCTGCCGGGCAAGCCCGTGGATGTGGAGGGGGAGACGGAGATCCTGCGCAGCTTCCCCAACGCCGTGCCGGACGTGGAGGGCAGCGCGGCCAACCTGGCGAACTTGGCCGCCGCCATGCGGGCCGAACGTGGCGTGCGCATCGCCGCCTGCGACTGGACGCAGTTGCCGGATGCGCCGCTCACCACCGAAGCCAAGGCGGCCTGGGTTGCCTACCGCCAGCAGCTGCGGGACATCACCGAGCAGGCGGACTTCCCGCAGGTGGTGGAGTGGCCGGTGGAACCGGCGTCAGTTTAGCGCTTGAGGGTGTTGCACAGGTCTGGGATGGACCTGGATATGGTCTCGCAGGAGCCTTCGATCATGGCGTTGACGATGGAATGCGGGGTGTCACCGGCCTGGCGGAAGTCAGTGCGGAGAGCATGAACAGGCTTGCCCTTGGCGTAGGCATAGCCGACTTCCCAGGCCGTGCCGTCATCCACCTGGGGACCATCGATCCAGGCCACAACGCGGCTGCATTTGTCCAGAGCGTCCTTGCAGCGCTCCATGATGCGGCGCGGTGCGGTTGGCCCCCAATCGGAAATTTGACCATCTTTGAAAAGTTCAAAGGGCCAGCACACCTCATGCCCCTGCTCAATCAGCGTGGCCTTGAGGCTGCGAAGCCAGGCTTGTTCAGCGCCAGTAAAGAGCGGGCCAGCGAGGTAGATCATGCACGGTTCCTTTTCGGGGCAAAGACGTTTTCAGGCGGGGCGGCCTTTCATAGCCGCCCCGCGCCCAAGAGAGTGGAGAGGCAGGGGCGCTTGAGACGCCCCCACTGGCCGGATGCGCTAACATCCGACCACGGCCGAAGCCGCTCTCCGGCCCTGATCAGGGGTGACGGAGAAGTAGCAGGCAGAGGCCCAACACGTCAAAGGAACCATGGAAAAGGAGATCAGGTGCGGCAACTGTAATCGGCTTCTGGCCAAGGGCGAGGCCCTGGCGCTAACCATCAAATGCCCGCGCTGCGGGTGCATGAACCACGTGAGGGCCACGAGCCCCAACGTAGCAGGCCCGCGAGCCTCCCCGGAGCGCTCGCGTGGCCACCAGCCCGAAACCGTATCATCCGCCGAGGATCAGTGAATACCAACAGCCACAGGGCAATCATGCAGGGTACATAGAAGGCCCAACCGGGTGCCAGGGGTTTGGGAGCCGCGACTTCTTCGTGGCTCTCATCCCCTGCCGCCAGGCTAGGGAGATCATCATCCGCCACCATTACTCCCACCGCATCGTGAACAACTCGTACCTGCACCTAGGCGTGTACCTAGAGGGCGAGCTGTGCGGGGTGCTCCAGTTCGGCTACGCACTTTGCCCGGCGCGCGCGGGCAAAGTGGTGGAGGGCACCGTGCAGGGGCAGTACCTGGAGTTGAACCGCATGTGGCTGTCCGACGTCGCCCCGCGCAATAGCGAGAGCCGGGCCATCTCCCAGGCCATCAAGTACATCCGCCGGGCCATGCCCACGGTGGCGTGGATTCAGAGCTTCGCCGACGAGCGTTGCGGCCGCTGGGGCGTGGTCTACCAGGCCGCCAACTTCCTGTACTGCGGGCACCATGTGACGGAGTTCTATGAACTGGACGGGGAGACGTACCACAAGATGCTGCTGACGGCGCATCTCAAGGGCGGCCAGCGAGGAGAACGCTTGAGGCAGAACCTACACCGGGCCGTATGCCGAAGCCTGCGGCAGTTCCGGTACGTGTACTTCCTGAAGCGTGATTGGGTGGCCCGCCTGCGCCTGCCAGCACGCCCCTATTTGAAGCCGGAGGGAGAGGGGCTGGAGGCGTGA